TAAATACAGAACATTGTAAATATAATCAATTAATACAAAATTTTACTAGTAATTTAGTTTATGAATTGAGAGAATGTGATATAAGTTATGCTTCAGTCCAATATAATTATAGAGGTATAAAAGATTATAGTTTTTCTAATAATAATAGTTATGTTTATAATAAAATGAAATATTATGATTTCAAATATGGTGCTCCCACATCTATTGATACAGGATTTGATAAAATAATTGATTTATATGATTTACATAATTATACTAAGCAAATATTTATAATATTAATAACAGATGGTAATAATCTTAATGATGAAGATTTTCATACATTATTAGAAACATACCCATTTAATTCAAATGATTTAAATAACATATTAATAAAAATAGGAACATATCAACTAAATAATACATATATTTTAGATGAATTTCATCATCATAGTTTATCTTGCAATAATATGCCTATCAATAGTATTTTAAATGATTATAATTTTTGTTTGAATACGAAGAACCCAACGAATTATTCAACGATCACAACGAATTCCTCTACAACCACTACAAGTAGTACAACGAGCATAACTAACACAACTAACACAACAAGTAGTACAACGAGCATAACTAACACTACACAAGATAATGATGTTTATAAATTAGATTCTATTTATAAAATTTTAGTTATAATCATTGCTGGTGTGATATTTTTATTTTCTATAGTTGCTATGATATTTTTATATTGTCATAAAACAAAAAATAAAATAAGAGATCAACCAAATGATAATCAAGATCATTTAAATAATTTTTATCATTATAGACAACAACCAAGAATAATACACAATAATTTGTATGGTAATATTGATGAAAAAACCGGAGAATATATAGATATTGAAGATGAATCTTCTTCTTCACTAGATGATGAAGAAGATATAGAACAATCTCTTAATTATTTAAGATATAATAGTACACAAACAACAGATTTTTAAAAAAGACTTAAAAATAATAAAATGAATAATTTGAATGTATACTAAAGATAGTAAACCTAAATTTGGCAAAATTGTAATATTTAATAAAGAAATAGATGTTAAAGTTACACAATGGTGGGGTAAAGGAGATAAAGAATATGATGCGTTAGAAGTAGTCTCATCTCATTCAGAAAATTCCATTTATTTTAGAGAAACAAGATCTAAAGGATGGAGGATTTATAATAAATTAACTATTCCAAAATATGATAAAATGACTGAAAATATTATTATTATTTTTATTCCAAATAGTTAATCAAATTAAATTTTTTTTTTAGTTCCACCATGATACTCATAAGCATAATTATTTTTAATCATTAGATCGTTAACTGATTCGGTATCAGTTTTATTAATATAAATATCTCCTAGAAGACGTCCATATTTATCAAATCCTCCACATTTTAAGTATACCAGTTGATCATCATTCATAATTAATGATTTTAAATAGTTTTTTGCTTCAATTGCTTTTTTTTTTATTTCATCACGATTTTCTAATTTTTTAGAAGGTCTTATTTCTGGTGAATCATAACCATTCATCCTGATATTCCATTTATTTAAAATATTATTATTTTTAAATACTACCCGACATGAATCACCATCATATATATCTACAACTTTACATAATTTAATAATACCATTTAATGAAAATTTAGGTGTTTTTTTATCACATTTTTTTAACTCACATATAAGTTCATCACATTCTTCTTTACAAATCATTATAATATGTATTTAAATAATTTTAAATTAAACGTTATTTTATTAATTCAAGAACATCATTAAAATTACAGGTCATTTGTTCTGAATGTTTTAATAATTATAACGTATATGATTGGTTGAACACCAATGATATATATTTTTAAACATCATTAACCATGGTGATTCTACAATATTATTATATTTACTTAAATATGGTAACTGCCATTTCATAAAACATCTTTCTGGATGTGGCATCATAGCTAAATGCCTTTTATTAAAACAAATTCCAGCCAAATCTTCCTCTGATCCATTTGGATTATATGGATATTTTAATTTATCTTCAGTTGTATATTGATGTGTATATTTAAGTACCTTTTCAGGATAATGTAAACAATCAGTATTAATAAATTTTCCTTCTCCATGGGCAACCCATATACCAAAAGACATATTTTCCATATTTTTAAAAAAAATATTATTTGAATTTACAATTTTAACTGTTGAAAAACGAGATTCAAATCTTTTAGAATCATTTTCTACAATTTTTAATCTGTGTCCAAAAATGTTTCGTTTTACCATTAATTGACACCCATTACATACACCTAAACTAAATGTATTATATCTATTCATAAATACATTTAATTCATCATTTAATTCTTTATTATTTTTAATACTCAAATACCATCCATGAGCAGCACCTAAAACATCACCATGACTAAAACCTCCAACATAAACAATACCAATAAATTTTCTTAACATTTTTGGATTTTTTAATACATGACTCATATTTATATTGAATACATCAAATCCTATATATTTAAATACAGCACACATTTCCTTATCACCATTGCTTCCATCATCTCGTAATATAAGAACTTTTATATTATGCTTTTTTTTAAATTGAAAAGTTTCAAAATTATATATAAATTTATTGTAGTATTTATTACAAAAATTATTAACATCAGTTGGTAAATAATATATTGGTTTTATTAATTTTGATATTTCTGTATCTAATATATTAGATTGATATTTTTCTAATTGTAATGAAGGATATTCCCAATATTTAGAAATAGTGAATAAATCAATTTTTTCTACTATATCATCATTTTTAAAAATACTAATAATAGGTTGTATGGTTGTATATCCTATGATTTTTGAATTAATATTATATTTATCTAGATCATTTAATACAGATTTAACATATTTTTCTTCGATTTCACATACTATTCCTATTTCTTCATTAAATAAAAAATTGTATATGTTTTTATCATTATTTACTAAATTAAATCCAATTTTACTACTTATAGCCATTTCACATAATGTAGTAATTAAACCTCCATCACTTATATCATGTAATGCTAATATTTTATTATAATATATGTTTTTTTGTATAATATAAAAAATATTTAATAATGTATCATAATCACTTAATCTAGGACATTGTAATTTACTATTATTTTCTAAACATACACGTGAAAAAATACTTCTTCCTAACCGATGTTCATCACTAGGTTTAATTAAAAGTATAGCGCTATTTGTTTTTTTAAAATTAGGTGTAACTCTTTTATTAATAAAAGGAACACTCGCATAACCAGTTATAACTAATTGACCTGGAGATTTTATTGTGTTTTTATTATTTTTTATAGACATAGATAAACTATCTTTTCCACCATCAATACCTATACCTAATTTTTTTAATCCACTACATAATTCATTCACTACTTCATACATTTTTCCCATTTCATATGTATCATTTAAAGGCCACATCCAATTTGCTGAACATTTTATTTTTTCTATACTTCCAATATAAACACCCATTATATTTGTAATCATTTCTCCTATAGATAATGATGCTTGTGCTATAGGATCAGTTAAACCTAATATTGGTCTTTCACCTATAGAAGTCACTATACCTAAAGTATCAAAATATCCAAGTGCTGTTAATGAATAGTTTGATATAGGAGTATGAAAAGGACCTACACATTGTTGTTGAACTATTTGGCCTCCAACACTTCTATCAACTTTATTTACTAAGAATCTTTTTGATCCAACATCAATAGATCCTAACACTTTTTCTAAACATGTCTCAATAGATGTGTCTATTTTAAAATTATTATCATATTGTTGAGGATATTTAAATTTTGTTAAATGATATGTTTTTTGTATATTAGGTTCTAATATTTCTTTTAAAGGTAAATCAATTAAAAGTTCATCGTTAAAATAAACTTTAATTTTTTTACTATCATTTACATTACCTAATATATCACAGCAAATATTTTCCCTTTTACATATTTTTTCTAAAATTTTTATATTATTTACCAATAAAACATCTGACTCTTGGAATTCTGAACACCAAATATCCAATGGTTTCATTGTTGTATCACCTAGTGTAACATTGTCTAAATATATAGTTGCTCCTTTTGGATATACAATTTCTTTTACAACATTTGCTAATCCACCTGCGCCTTGATCATGAATACTTAAAATAGGATTATCTTCCATCTCACTACATATTGTAATAACTCTATTTAATTTATTACACATCTGTGGATCACCACGTTGAACAGCTGATAAATCAAATTCATTTCTTGATCCATCTTGTGTTAAACTAGATGAAAAACCACCCCCTAATCCTATTTTATATGCCGGTCCTCCTATTCTTACAACATACATATTTTCTTTTGGATTTTTTTTTTTTAAATTATATCTATTTATACTTCCTATTCCAGCAGAAAACATAACAGGCTTTATCCATTCTATATTTTTCTCTGAAAATGATCTTGTAAATCCTCCAATAATAGGTTCACCTATTTTATTTCCATAATCAGAGGCACCATTACTTGCTTCAATAAGAATATTTAAAGGATTTTTATAATTATATTTTAATTCATTTATATCATCTTTTTCTAAATTTATATTTCCAACACAATATCCAGCTAAACTACCTATTATATACGCACCTCTACCTGTAGCATGATTATCTCTTATACGTCCACCAATTCCTGTATTAGCACCTTGGAAAGGACATATTAATGTTGGAAAATTGTGTGTTTCCGCTGTTAACACAATATCTAAATTATTTTCTTTAATATAAATTCTGTCACTTAACATTTGATTTATTTTGAAACCCTCGATTACACTAGAATTATCTGAAAATGCTATTAAACTATTACTATTTTTTTTTAAAGTTGATTTTATCATATCAAATAATGAATCTTTTAGTAATATACTATCTAAATAAAGTTTTCCTTTGAAAAACCAATGCCTTGAGTGTTCACTATTTGATTGACATAAATCATATAATTCTATAAATCTAGGATCACGATCTAATTTTTTATATAATTTTTCATATAATTCAATCTCAAAATCATCAAATTGTAAACCATATTTATTTAATACTTTGTTATCTAATTTTATACTTGAGGGATAATCTAATTTTATTATATTATTTGTATTCCAATTACATTCTAATATAGAATCAAATGTATAATTTGAATTAATATCAAATAATTTAATATGATCAAAATTAATTATATTATATATACCAATTCTATTTAATATATTGATAACATTTGATGAAAAAGCAGTTTTAAAATGTTTTATAGGACCTATAGGAATATATTTATTTAAGTCATTTGGTTCAACTATAGATTTAATTTCTAAAATATAATTTAAATTAGGTATATTAGGTGTTATATTATAATAATTTAAATGATTATTTGAATTAAAATATATTTTAGTCATACTGTGTATATGATAATATGTTTAAGTTTATTAATTATATAAAGATTTTTGATTATATAAATTAATGACACATATATTAATTTTAGGAACTGGTGCTAGAGAATGTATGATAATTAAAAAATTATTAAATGATAGTGAATTTAATGTTAAAATAACATGTATCGGTCCAAATAAAAATCCATATATTAATAAACATACTAAATTATATATATCAGATTTGAATACCCTAAATATAAAAAATTTAATAAATATAATAGGTAAACCTGATTATGCTATAATAGGACCTGAAAATTGTCTTAAACTTGGAATAAGTGATTTATTAGAATCAATTAATATTCCATGTATTGGACCTTTAAAATTATATTCACAAATAGAAACAAGTAAAATATTTGCTAGAAGATTTATTGATGAAATAGGATATGCCAAATATTCTCCTAATTACTTAATTATTAAAAGTGGAAATAAAATCATGAATTTTTTAAAAAATTCAACTATACAAAATTTAGTTATAAAAAAAGATGGTTTATATGGTGGTAAAGGTGTATTAGTCCAAGGCATTGATTTTAATTCTATAGATGAAATAGAAGATGAATTTAAAAATATTGATGAAAATATTTTAATTGAAGAAAAACTAGAAGGTGAGGAATTTTCATTAATGAGTATATCAGATGGTAATGGAAATATAGCACATTTTCCACCTATTAAAGATTACAAACGTTTAAATGATGGTGATATAGGTCCAAATACAGGTAGTATGGGGTGTATTATTGATAAAAATAATACATTACCATTTTTAAATGAAACTGATGTAACATTAGGTGAAACCATTAATACTAAAGTTATAAATGAACTTAATAAATTAGGTGAAAAAAATAATTGTAAAATAGGTTATAGGGGAGTATTATATGGTAGTTATATAAAAACAAAAGAGGGCAAAATTTATATAATAGAATTTAATTCTAGATTTGGCGATCCTGAAGGTATTATAGCTTTAAATTTATTAGAATCTAATTTTTTTAATATATGTAATAAAATGATAAATGGTAGTTTAATAAATAATTTAGAATTTCATAAGAAAGCAATGATAGGTATTTATATGGTTCCTAAAACATATCCTAATAAATCTTATGATAAACATGATATTTATATCTCTGATAATTTAAATACATCACAATTAATATATGGTAATGTAGAAGAACAAGATAATCATTTATATTCACTATCATCTAGAAGCTTATTTTATTTTATAGATGGAGAAGATTTAGGAATATGTTATAATAAAATATACAATGAAATAAAAAATATAGTTGGTAATTTTCATTTTAGAACTGATATAGGACGTAAATATATTAATAAACAAAATTTAATGAATTAAATATATTCTTTTAAAATTACGAAAGGTATATGACCATGTTCTAAAATATTTTTATGAAAATCTTTAGAAGAACCAGGATATTTATTGTATTTTTTAAATTTTTTTTTTAAATCTAATATAATTTTTTCTCCTATTTTGTAAGATATTGCTTGTCCTGGATTAGCAATATATCTATATAATTGTTGTTTAATTTTGTCATCATTATCAAAACTATATTTTTTATAAAATTTGAATGTTTTATCATAACTCCATCCATAAAAATGAATACCTGTATCTACTACTAATCTTAATGCTCTAATCATTTCCAAAACTAATTTTCCATAATAACTTTCATATGTTTTATATTTTCCAAGACTTTCACAATATAATGCCCATCCTTCTTGATAAGCATCGTTATTATATGTTTTTAAAAATAAGGGTATATTATTATTTTTATTTACATATGTTATTTGATAATGATGACCTGGATTTGTTTCATGTAATGTTAAAGATTCTGACTCAATTTTATTAAGTTGATCTATATTTTGTAAATTTATATAAAATTTTCCATTTCGTTTATTTTGTATATCACCTGGAATATAATATGCCTCTGAGGCAAATTCTTCATTATTTTTTGGTATAGGAATAATAGAGCATTTTTCTTTCACATTGTTATAAAATTGTGTTTTCATTACTGTTTTATTTATAGTTGATAAAATCTTTTTATAGTGAAGTATTACATCTTTTTTTGATTTAAATTTGAGATCTTTTCGTTTTTGTAAATGTTTATTAAAATTAGTTAATGTTCCTTTAAATCCCATATTATTTTTAATTTTTATCATTAAATTATATATTCGTTCTATTTCTTGTAATCCATAATTATGTATTGTTTCCACTTTTATATCTTTTAATGTTGTAAAAGTGCTTACAATATATTTATACTCGCGAAACCCATTAGGAAGATTTATCATACCTATTGTATCTCTAGAATATGGTAAATAATCTTTTTCTAGAAATGTTATTAGTTTATTTATATTTGGAATAAATATATTAGAACATTCGTTATTAAAATCAAAATCTAATTTATATTTAATAGTATCATTTTTATATGCTTCTTTTTTTAATATTTCTTTGAGTTGTTTTATTAATATAATTGTTAATATTTTTGGTAATGTGTATTTTTTTTTAATACCTAGTTTCATATTAGTTATTATACTTTTTACAATTTCATCAAGTATTTTTATTTTTTCTATAAAATCTATATAATCTTTTTTAGTATCAAATATATATAATCCTTTACCGCTAGACATCTCAATAATATCATGTATAATATTATCTAAATGATTTATAGGTGTTAAATTGAAATTAAATTTGTAATAATCTAAATTTTCATTACATATATATATTAAAGTTTTATCGTAAATTGTAGATTTTTTTTTTTTTATTAATTTTTGTAAATACTTTGAATGAAGTTCCTTATGTTGTTTAATGTATGATTTACTTAAATAATTTTCGAATTTATTTTTAAGATATTTATATTGAGGTAAATTTAAATAATCATTTGTTGATGGAGATAATAATATAGTATCGTGAAAATAATCTTCATATATTTTCATTAATATATTATTATAAATAATTTAAAAAGTTTTTATTTAAATAGTATAATACAATGGAAAAAATATATTATAGTTATGAAGATATAAGTAATTTAATTAAAAATAATATTAACAAAATTATTGATTTTAATCCAGATTATATTATAGCAATAGGTGGTGGTGGTTTAATACCAGCACGTATTATTAGAAACTACATAAATAAACATATATATGTAGTTACATTATCGTCGTATGATAATGAAGATCAAAAAAATAATATTGAAGTTATTCAATGGATAGACTTAAAATTAAAAGATAAAAAGGTATTAATAATTGATGAAATTGATGACACTAGAAAAACATTACATTATTGTATTCAGCGTTTAAAATTAGTAAATAATGCAAATAATATAGGCGTATTTGTTCTTCAAAATAAAATTAAATTTAAAAATGGTGATATATCAGATATTACATATATGTGTTGTGAAACAGTAGAAGATAAATGGGTAGTTTATCCATGGGATTAAATTATTTATCCATGGGATTAAATTATTATATTATATTATATGAGTTGTTCACCAAGTTCTTTAGCTAAATACAAATCACGTCCAGGACCACCAATTCCAGCAACATTATGTAAATTAGGAGAAATTAAATTAGGAAATGATGGTAATAAGTATCAAATAGTAGAAGTAAATTCGCGTTCTGGATTAACACTAAAATGGCAAAAATGTGGAACAGGAAGCACAAATTGTAAATTAGTTAAATCAAAAAAACCGTTACAAGTTAATAAAACTGCCAATTATACTATTCAATTAAAATTAACATTATCACAATACTCTATGGCTCCTTCGGCATCTAAATCTAAAACATTTTTAAATTCTAAAATAAAAAGTATTATGACTAGTTTGCTTGATACACATAATCAAGATGATCTTATTATTAATATTAATGATGGTGATGATGCGACTATTTTATATACATTTCATTATACTAAAAACCATCTAGATAAAAATAGAATTTATTATAATGAAGATGTACGTGATAATAATGGTAATTTAGAATTAGATGAAGATGATTTTATTAGAAATATTTATGAAGATAAATTAGTAAATGGTCAATTAAAAGGACTTAAAACACATAAAAATTGGTTTATAAATAATTATTGGGATGATATTAAATTAATAGATAATTTTTCCCCAAGTCTAAAGACAAAATCAAAGAAAGTAACAACTAAAGTTAAATCAACAAAGAAAACATCAGTTAAATCAAAAAAACAAACAACATCTGAAGCATTAAAACTTCGCAATGAAGTTTATAAAATATGGGATAAAGTAGCAAAAAAAAGTAAAAAACGTTATGATGATGAAGAGTATCTTATAGCACACCCTGATGGATTGGTATGGGGTTATGGCACAGATGCCAAATATTTTGATTGGGAATTTTGCGTAGCAAAAGATCGTCCTAAAAGAGAATGTAATAAAATAGTCACAATGCTTAAACAAGACTTATCTAAAATGAATAAGGCATTAGATAAAGTTAATAAATATACGAAAACACCTGTTAAACCCAAGAAAACACCTGTTAAAACCAAGAAAACACCTGTTAAAACCAATATCAAAAATGATTTGAAAAAAGCTAAAGAATTGAATGATAAAATATATAAAACATGGAATAAAATTTCTAAAATAAGTAAAAAATTATACAATAATAAAAATCATATTGAATTTCATCCTGATTATGATGGATTAGGTGGTTGGTCATATCCAACTAATAATAAATATTCAGATTTAAAAAAATGTATTTCAAATTCTGCTCCTAAAAGAGAATGTAATAAAATAACTAAACTTTTAAAAACGGATTTATCTTGGATGGAAAGGACATTAAATAGAAGTATTAAATTACAAGATAAAATGTTAAAAACTAAGAAACTTTCGGTAACTAAAAAAACTAAAAAAAAATGTAAATCAGGTAAAGTTGTAAATCCAAAAACTGGTAGATGTATTAATCAATTAAAAAAAATAGATAAATTACTTACAAAAGCAAATTCTAAATTATCTAAAGTTATGTCATCAAAATGACTAGACGGATTATGGGATGTTAAAAAAGATGGAGTCATGCTGGCACACACATTTAAAGATCCTAAAACAGGAAAAATAAAAAATCCACCAAAAGGATTCCCAAAAGCACCTATAGGATGGTATGTTTCCGAAAAATATGATGGATATAGATCTATTTGGAATGGAAAAGAGTTTTTTTCTAGAAACGGTAATATTTTTGTTACACCACAATGGTTTAAAGATTGGTTTCCAAATAATGAAGCTTTAGATGGTGAATTATTTATGGGACGAGAATCATTTGAAAAACATGGTCTTTTAAAGAAAAAAAAAGCAAATGATAGTGTATGGAAAAAAGCAAATGTAAATTTTCAAATTTTTGATTCTCCTACTATAAAAGGTGATTTTGAGGAAAGACAAGCAAAAATTAAAAAAATAATAGATACAAGTTGTAAAAAAAAAGGTATTGGAAAATGTCCTTTAAAATATACCAAACAAACTAAAATAAATTCTGAAAAACAATTGTATTCTACATTTGATAAATTAACTAAAAAAGGGGCAGAAGGTGTAATGATTAGAGCACCACATAGTCCATATGAAACAAAAAGAAGTAGTCATTTATTAAAGGTAAAACAATTATTTGATGATGAATGTAAAATAATTGGATTTAAAAAGGGAAGTGGAAAATATACAGGTATGCTAGGAGCATTTAAATGTCAAATGATTAAAAATCCAAAGATTGAATTTACAATTTCTGGTATGAATGATGAGATAAGAAAAAATTATTTGAAGACACATCCGATTGGAACAATAATAACTTTTACATATATGGGTGTCTCATCCAATGGTGTGCCAAGACATCCAAATTATTTACGGAAATATGGGAATTGAGTTTCCACAATTTCCAATTAGTGATATGCCAACAATTATAAATATAATTCCTATAATTCCTAGCATATTAATTGGAGCACCTAAAAATATATATGATAAAATCAATGAAAATACACATGTTGTGCTTATTAAAGCAACTGTATAACCAATATTTTTAGATATTTGAAAAGTATATGTTATTATACATAAAGATATGAATCCTAATAGTCCAGACAATAATACAACATATCTTGTTTTATCAAATTTAATTTTTAATATATCTTTAATCGTATGATTACCTAATAACAATTTGAATGGTTTATAACTTAAATAAATTACTAAAAAGATTACACATGTGATATATACTATACCATGACTCCAAAATATATACTCAAAATTAGAAATACCTTTATCAGAAGAATATTTAGATAATATATCCGAAATACTTAATAGTAATGACGCTAATAAAGAATAGAATATATACATATTATTCTAAAATATTTTATTTTCTTAATTTTTAAAGTAAACATATATAAAAAATATATTTAAAAATATTTTTTTTATTAATTAAAAATGGAAAAATATATTGAATTATTACAAACATTATTGAATATATCAGGACATTACATTATATTTTATGTTATATTAGTGTTTAATGAAAATTTTCAAAAAATTAACATGTCAAAACAATTGTATATAGTTAAAAATATTGTTAAATCTTGGATATTACTATATGTAGCAATATATTCTACATTTGATTTATATAACTTTACTATAACAAAACATATTAATATGACTAAAATTCACCATTATGCCTGTAATTATGTTTCAAATGATATATTAGCGCTTATATTAGTTCCTAATCTACCATATACAACAAGAATACATCATATGATAACAAGTCTATTTCTTTTATATACACTAAATATAGATTATAATGATATAACAAATGTAGGACAATTTTTATTTATATATACATTATTCTCAAGTTATACATTTTTGGTAAATTTCTATTTAGGTATACGTTTTTTAAAACATGAAAAAAATAAATATTTAAATGAAATTATAAAATATAGTCGTATTTATGCTTATATTATATATAAATATAGTTGTTATTTAAATTGGACTATACATATATGTTTTCTATCTTATAGAGCATATTTAGGAGTATTTAATTTACATTATTTAATTTACACAGGTTTATTATTTTTTATCATTAAAGATGACCTTATATTAATGAGTTGGTTAAAAAATTAGAGATCGTTTTTAACAACCAAATATTCTATTTCATTATCAATTTCTTTTGTTGATGGTTGTGGAAAATTAATAATAATACCGTAATCTAACATAATATTATCTTTATTTAAAATATTAAAATATTTTTTAATTTGTGCTAATTCTTGTGCTTGAATTTTTCTTGAAATTGCCTTTAATTCTAATATTATATTGTGATTATGAATAAATATATCTATACGCAATGATTCTAAATGATGTATTTTACCTTGAGAATCTTCATATTTAACTACAATATTCATTTCTGTATCAATATTTAAATTATGACATCCTAATTCATACACTAATGCTTTATGATAAATTCGTTCTGTATGTCCTACACCCAATTGTAAATAAACTTTTTTACACGCATTTATAAGTATCTCATTAATAGACATTTATTTTATAAATTTAATTAAATTTATTTAAATATATTCAATTTTTATTAAAATATATAATTAATAATATATGTTTGGTTATTTGTCAGAAATGTATTATAAATATATGAATAAAAAAGAAGACTTTTATTATTTATCATTAATTAAAGAGCAGGATGGATCATTTAGTATTCATGGTTTATGGCCTCAATATTCATTAAATTCATATCCTACGTTTTGTAAAGCAGTTAATTTTAATTTAGATAAATTAAACCCAATTATAGATGAACTAAATAATTATTGGTACTCAAATAAGGGTAGTAATGATACTTTTTGGAAACATGAATATGAAAAACATGGGTCATGTATGTTTGAACCTATTGATGAATTTAATTATTTTAATAAAACTATACAATTATATAAATATGCTTTAATTAATAATATTATAAAAAAATACAGTGATAAATATCCTAATGATAAAAAATTACTAATACCTTTAGATTTAGACTTTAATTTTATTTAATTCGTTTTATTTTAATTTTTTTAATACATTTATACTGTATAATGAAATTAGTTTATTTTAATGCTCGCGGACTTGCTGAAACTTCTAGACTGTTATTAGCAGTTAATAATGTAGATTATGAGGATTTCAGGTATCCATTAAAAGTAAATAATTGGGCGACTCATGATATGGAAAGAGAAGAATTTTTAAATGATAAAAAAAATAATAAATTACTAGGTTCTTTAAATAAATTACCATTTTTAGAAATAGATGGACAAGTCATTCCTCAATCTAAATCAGTTGAACGATTTATAGCTAAAAAATACAATATGTTTGGAGATAATGATCTTGATGCTGCTCGTATTGATGGAATTTGCGAATATGTGCGAGACTTTAAAGATGCTTACCAATCAGTTAGAAAATTAAAAGATGACGAAAAGGAACAAGGAATGGAAAAATGGTTTAATGAAACTCTTCCAGAAAAATTGGAATTACTAGATAATATTTTATGTAAAGAACATGAATTATTTTCTGTAGGAACACGGTTATGTTTAGCTGATGTAGTTTTATATAATTTTATAACTCAATTCTTTGATAATAAAGATGGGGCAATGAATGCTACAAAAAATAGTCCAAAATTATTAAAAATTATAAGTCATGTTGGTAGTCTAGACTCAATTAAACACTGGTTAAAAACAAGACCAGAAACATCATTTTAATTTAATAATTTCTTCTTTTATTTTTTTTATACAAAAATATAATTCATTTATATTTATATCTCCTATGTTACCTATACGAATTAATCTATCATTATTTAAAGGGGATGGATACAATACAATATTATAATTTCGTAAAATTTTTGAAAATGAATCAAAATTAAAGTTAGTTATATAATCAGGTAATATAAATGTTGTTACAATAGGTCCATTAATAGTTCTAGGTAAATAAGATTTAAATCCTATATTAATTAATTCATTATAAATTATGTTATTGTATAATAAATAATATTCATATCGTCTTTCTATACCACCATTTTGAATTAATTCTTCGAGAGCAACATGTAACGAATTAATAATTTGAACTGGAGGTGTATATCTAAACTGATTATGTATTTCTAGATCTTGATATTGCTCATATAGATTTAATGATAATGTATTATTATTATTGTTACATTCTTCTAAAGAACTTTTATTTGCTATTATAAAAGATAATCCAGGATGTCCATGTAAACATTTATTTGAACTTCCAACTAAATAATCTATTTCTAATGAATTAATATTAATAGGAATTCCCCCATATGAACTTATAGCATCTATTATTACCTTTTTATTATATTTTTTAGCAATCGGTATAATATCTTCTATAGGATTTAAAATTCCAGATGTAGTTTCATTGTGTACTAAAGCAATATGCGTTGAATCACAATTTTTAATGTGTGTTTCAACATATTTTGATGTAATTTGTTTATTATATTCTAAATTTGTTTCCGAATGTAAAATATTATGTTGTTTACATAAATCTATCATTCGATCTCCATATAAACCATTAGAAAATACACTTATTTTAGATTTTTTAGGCAATGATGAAATAACTGCTTCATTACCGAAGGTTCCGGATCCTTGTACTAAAATACTTGTATAGGTATTAGGATTTGTATTACTTATAGATAAAATTTTATCTCTAACGGATTTTATTATATTTACAAATAAAGGTTCTCTAGCAGAATAATCAAATGTTAATGCTTCTTTAACATTTGTTGATGTTGTTAGAGGTCCAGGTATAAGTAAAATATTACGAAGTCTATTCATTTTAATTAACTATTTTGATAATTATTTTTGTTAATTAATTTTTAAATATTTTATTAAAATAGTTTAAGACATAATAGATACTATATTTTAAGATATGGAATTTAAATTTTATGAATATATATTATATTTTTTAAATGCGATAATATTTCTATTGAGCACTATTCTTTTTTCATATTATTTACATAATTTAGATAATAATACATCTATTATAAATACATTAAAATGTGAAAAGATTGGTTTTATTTCATTTATGATATTATTAAATAGTATAGTTAATTTTTTAACTATTAAAAATTTAAAATTTATAGGAATATCTACAACTATTTCTATATTTTCATATAGTATTTGGAATATTGAAAATATAGTTTATACCTGTCAAATAGATAATAATATAGTTTGGTTATGCTATTTATATAACATAATTAGTAATTGTATAATTATATTTATTTATACAGTATATTATATTTGGCATATTATTAATTATTTTTTAATTAAAAAAAAATGTATCAATTATAATGAAGAAATACAACATAATTTAATATATGATGTAAATAATGAAGCAATATATGAATAAGTTATTGTATTCTTATTTCTGTATTTGATAAATTATATCCATCATTCAAATTTAATAATTGTCCGTCTAATGAAAAATCACTAGGTCTTAAAATAGACCAATCAGTATCAGCTTTTAAAATTCCACATTTAGTATATATATAACCAACTAAAGCACTACACCAAAATCGATCTGTTTTTTGAGGTTCACTATCTTTTCTAAAAAAAGCCTCAATCCAATCTTTTGGAATAACATCATATGGTTTATCATATACAATATCATGAATTTTTATAAGTTTTTCATCTGTAAATGTATTCGATGGACAGTTTATTTTTCTTATTATAACTTTAGAATTGCTAAAATTTTCCAAAATTTCTTTGAGCGGTGTAATTTGTACGCCTAATTTAATTTTATTATCTTGTTTATCATATTCACCTTCCCAACCAGATTCCCAAACATATGTGCCTTTTAAGCATGGTGATATAAATGTAGGATCTTTAATAATCATTCCAATATGACTATAATTAGAATGAGTGGAATATTCAATTAAAGATGAAAAATATTTTAACCATCCTTCTTTATGTCCAGTAAAAAAAATTAAATCACCTGTTTTTAATTCATCCATATAATATTCATAATATATTATTTATAAGTATTTTAATATATTAAACTTTTGATTCGGCCATTTCTACATTTAAAATTAAATGATCATATGGATGTCCATTTACAGTTTCTATTGCTTTTTGACAAGCATTTTTTTCTGAATATGTTAAAAAGGCAAACCCTTTATTATTATAATACAATCTTGTAATACGCCCATAATTATAAAATAAATCTCTTATATCTTGTTCATCCGCATTTTCTGATATATTAGATATACGTATTGTATTTATATTTTTGTCTCTAGGTTTAGCGCCGTCACGTTTAAATTTAGGCACATATTTACCATTATTAGAACTATCTTTATCAATAATAGATTTTTCAGATTTTTCAGATTTTTCAGGTTTATGTTTACATTTTATAGACCAATGATTTCCTCCACAATATTTACATGTGACAATATTTTTATTATTATTTCCAAATAAACCTATATTATTATCTTCTTTATCATCAGTTATTTTATTATGATTAGTAAATTCAAAAAAAACTTCATCAAATACACGATTTGTTGATGCTATATCTGGTCCAGGAGGCAATCCTTTAGAAGCACCAAATTTTTCCCATTTTCTTCTTTCCGCTACTTTTTTAGGTAATGTTATTTGGTTTTTTTCAAGACTGTATACTTTAGTGTGTTTATATATTATTCCATCTTCATCTTTTCTAAAAAATGTAACATATTTTTTATCATTTATTATTGTAATGTCTTCTTTATTTAATATAATTTTAGTTTCATCAAACTCTGTCATATTATATTAATTATAGTTAAATGCTTATATAGTAATTAAATAATTAAGATATATTAAAATATAATTAAAAAATAAATAGGAATAGAAATTTAAAAAATAAGCAACAAATAACATATTTTATTAATCTAATTTTTTCTCATTTAAATCTTCTAATTGTTTTAAATAGAAATTAATACAATTAATGATACCTTGATTTGTTTCTGAAGAATAACTTTTTTTACATAATTTATTTTTATCTATTAAAAAGTTAAGATAATTATTAAATTGGTTAGATATTTTTCCTAAAATATAATGAGAATTATTCAGTGTTTTAACAATAAGAAATGAATTAATATCAAAATCATTAGATAAGTAATTAGTTTGTATAAAAATATTATCAATTCTACTAGTATATACTAATCTACCTTTCTCAAATCCTGTTGAGTTATATATTTCACCACAAATAGATTTATTATAATCTTCTGACATAAAATCAATACCCCAATCTTCTAAAATTCCAGATATTCCTGGATTCATTTTAATTTTAAATTAAAATAATAAAATAAAAATCAATTTTAAATTAACTTAATGTTTTTTTAGTCTTAAACGTTTTACAGATTTTTTTGATTTATTTTTTTTGGATAATTTATAACTTTTACCTCTTCTAAAATGTTGAACTGAACCAGCTCTTACCATTCCACCTCTAAGTTTACGTTTTTTAGATGCTTTATTACCTTTACCTCTTCTAAAATGCTGAACAGATCCTGATCTTACCATTCCACCTCTAAGTTTTTTATTAGATTTTTTAACCATTTTATATATTAATCTAAGATTTTAAATGTTGTAAATACATTTTTTTTAAATCTATATTTTCAGCCAATAATTCTACAAAATCATTTGTTGCTTCTTTAGATGTATTATTTAATAAATTTAAATGATGATATTTTTCTTTCAATTTATTTAGCAATTCTATAACTTCATACGAATAATAATTTCTAAAAAAATCGAGTTGTTCATTTGCGGTTATCATCTTAAAATATAAAAATAAAATAATAAATAATTAATTACGCAATGTTTTTTTTTTAGAACTTGTAATTTTTTTATTTGTACGAGTTTTTTTTTTTTAGA